GTAGTCTGTAAATTTTCGTTAGTTTTTTTTTTTATTAAAGGTATTATTTTTTTAATAAATTCATTATCTACAATATTTTTTATTTCAACAATGTATTCTAAATGATCCATTATCTAAGTAGCATCCAAGAAGTCAGAATATATTTTTCACCAGACAGAGGTGGATTACCCCTGTGTAGATATGGAAATGCAGCGGGCCATATAACGATTCTACCTGTTTTAGGGTTTACTCTTTTTGAAAAATGTAAAAATTCTGTTTCTCCTCCTTCTTCTACATCATTTAAATAAATTGAATATACAAAAGCTCGTGACTCATTACTAAAACCTTTTCCATGCTCTATGTGCCAAACATGATAGCCTTCTGTAGGTAAAGTTTTTTGTATTTTTAAATCTGTAAAATGAAAAGGAACTCCATAAGCATCAGCTGCTCCAGTGTTTTTTATATAATGTTTTAATGCTATTTCAAAATTAAACATCATAGGTTTTAAAGATTCCCACCAAACATCAATATTATTAGGTGCTGCAAAAAATTGTTGATCTTGTTTGTGTAATATAGATGCTTTTTCAAAACCTATTCTATTAATAGTATTGTTAAAATTGTTTTGATCTTCAAATAATTTAATAGCTTTATTACATTCTTCTTTAGTAATGTAGTTATCATATATACCTATAAAGTTATTTATATTTACTGTTTTTTCTTTCATTTTTCTCCTTAAATTTTTTGTCATATTCAAAAGCACCTTCTTCTGATATGTTAAATATTAAACTATATCTATTACTTTCTCCTTCATATTTATCAAAACCATGAAGTATGTTTGAAGGAAATATATAATAATCTCCTGGTTCTGGAGTTATCTTTAAATTTAATTCAGGTAGTATTAAATCACATCCTTTAGATAAATACAGTATACCATGCAAAGAAGCATGTGCATGATAATTTAAACTATCTCCTTGTTTTATTTCATTTCCCCAAGCATTTATAATAGTTTTTCTTTCTAAGAAATGTTTAAATATATCGGGATGTGAAATTTGATGTTTGTTTATTAAAAAAGTTATAAAATTAACAAAATCAGGTTTATCTATAAAATAATTCCAATCGGTCATACCACCTTTTACATTAGTGTAATTTTCCATTTTAGGATCTAAATTAGATTTTATAGCCATAATAAAATTATGGATAATATCTGGGTATGAATAATTACCAAATATTATATTTACTGTTCTAGGATAAGTAATATATAAACTATTTTTTTCTTCACTTAACTGATTATTTCTGTTAAACAGGCTTATCATTTGTGACTTTCATTATTAATAAAACTAATATATATTTTACTATATGCTACAAAAATTAAATTTCAAGCCTGGTTTTAACAAAATGGTCACAGATTCAGGAGCTGAATCTCAATGGGTAGATGGTGATTTTGTTAGATTTAGATATGGATTACCTGAAAAAATAGGTGGTTGGAATCAATTATCTATTGCAGGTGAAACTTTACCTGGAGTAGCACGTGCTCAACACACTTGGACATCTTTAGCGGGTGAAAGATATGCAGCTATTGGAACATCACAAGGTTTATTTTTATATTATGGAGAACAGTTTTTTGATATTACACCATTAGATACAGCTATTACAGGATGCACATTAACAACTGTTAATGGCTCAAATGTTTTACAAGTCAATAAAGGATCACATGGATTAGAAGTTGGAAGATATGTAACCCTATCGGGAGTGACTGTTACTGGAGCATCCGACTTTACAACAGCAGAATTAGAAGTAGCTTATGAAATTTTAACCGTTCCAGACATAGATACGTTTACAGTTCAAGCTGTAAGAGCTGAAGGAGGAACAGGCATGACTGCAGCAGGTGCTGCAACTGTTAATCCTTATGTTGAAGTAGGTCCTGTTTTTCAAACCATAGGTTATGGTTGGGGCACATCTTCTTGGGGAGATGAAACTTGGGGTACAGAAAGAACTACAAGTTCTGTAGTCCTGGATCCAGGAAACTGGAGTCTTGATAACTATGGACAAGTTCTTGTTGCAACAATTAGAGATGGAGAAACTTTTACTTGGAATGCAGGTGCATCTGGTGCAAGAGGAATTAGAGCGTCTAAATCTACATCAGGTTTTTCAACTTCAGCTAACCCAACTGCATCAAGATTAACCCAAGTATCTGATAGAGATAGACACTTATTTCATTTTGGAACGGAAACAACTATTGGAGATCCTACGACTCAGGATCCAATGTTTATAAGATTTTCAAATCAAGAAGACTTAAATGATTATACACCAACTGCAGTTAATACTGCAGGTACATTTAGATTAGATAAAGGAAATAGAATTGTTGGAGCAGTCTCAGGTAAAGATTATACTTTAGTATTAACCGATAGCTCTGCTTATGTAATTCAATTTGTTGGTCCACCATTTACATTTAGTGTAAGACAAGTTGGTACTAACTGTGGATTGATTGGTCAACACGCATTAAGTTATTCTGATGGTAAAGTATTTTGGATGTCAGGTGAAGGTGGATTTTTTGTATTTGATGGTACAGTTAAATCATTACCATGTTTAGTTGAAGATTTTGTTTTTACAACAAATTCAAATAATTTAGGGATAAATTATAATGCAACAGATATAGTTTATGCAGAACACAATACTCTTTATAGTGAAGTAAATTGGTTTTATCCAAAATCAGGATCAGAACAAATTGATAGATGTGTCACATATAACTATGGAGAAAATGTTTGGACAACTTCATCATTAGCTAGAACTTCGTATGTAGATACCGGAGTCTTTGATGTGCCATATGCTACTGAATATGATAAAACATCACTACCTGTATTTGGAGATATCTTGGGTATTACAAACACATATGGAGCTTCAACTTATTATGCTCACGAAGTTGGAACTGATCAAGTTAATTCATCAGGCACAACTTCTATTAATGCGTTTATTGAATCTGGAGACTTTGATATTACAGCAGCTAGAACCAGACAAGGTCAAGCGACGGGTATGGTTGATTACAGAGGAGATGGAGAGTTTTTTATGTCTGTAAAAAGATTTATACCTGACTTTAAGGTTCTTACAGGTAATTCAAAAATTACATTACTATTGAATGATTATCCAAATAACACTGCATCTAGCTCACCTCTTGGCCCATTTACAATTACCAATTCTACTGATAAGGTAGATACTAGAGCAAGAGGAAGATTATTATCAATTAAAATAGAAAATGATGGCACCGGTGAAACTTGGAGATATGGAACTTTAAGAGTCGATGCTCAACCAGACGGAAGAAGATAATGGCTAAAATAACTTCATACATACCAGAACCAAAACAAGAATATGATGTGGAGAATCAAAGACAAATTTTAGAAGCTCTTGACACTTTAAAAAATCAACTTAACTTCTCTTTTCAACAAGATTTAAAAAATGAAGAAGATCAAAAGGAGTGGTTTTTAGGTGGCTAATTTTTTTAAAAGCGAAACGTTTAATTTAACAACAACCAATTTAACAACAGCATTAACTATTACTACGTCTGCTATTGCAATTGTTAAATCTGTACAAGCAGTGCATGATACAGCCAGTAATGTTGATACAGATTTATATTTAAAAAAGTCAGGTGGTTCTGATGTACAAATAGCTCATGCACAATTAAATAAGTCTACTGAAAACTTAGCTAAGAATGTTATTAACCTAGAAGGTGGAGATATTTTAAAAATACAGGCAGACACAGCAAACGAGATCACTGGACAAATAAGTTATCTTTTGATAGATAGATCACAAGAAAATGGATAAAGATATACCAAAAATAGATTGTGTAACTACAACAACATACAGAAATACCAAGACAGGAGAAGTATTTAAAGAGAAAGTAGAAGGACCTGATATTGTAGAAGATGTTACAGTTCAAATTACTAACAAAGGTCTTGAAGTATTTCAGAAAGTAATGAATCAAAATAATGACAAACCAAAATCCTAGAGGCGGAACAGAACTACAATTTGAATATTTAAGAAAGCATGTAGAACCTAGCTTACTTAATCAAGTAGAAATTTGCACATCAGTTCCAGGTAAAATACCTTTACACCCAACCAAGTTAAATATTCTTTGGCAAAAAAATTCTTGGGATCAACCTAATTTAAATCCATGGTTTAGTGATAAATCGAATCATGATAAATATGATTGGTATGTATTTAATTCTAATTGGAACTTTGAACAGTTTACAAAAAGATTTGATTTACCAAGAGAGAAATGTGTAGTTATTAAAAATGGTATTGAAGAAGTACAACCAGTTATAACACAATATAAAAAAGGTGATCCAATAAAAATAATTCATCACTGCACACCTTGGAGGGGTTTATCTGTATTATTAGGTGCAATGCAATTAATTAACAATCCATTAATTAGTTTAGATGTTTATTCTTCTTGTGAAGTATATGGAAAAGATTTTGCAGAAGCTAATGATAAATCATATGAAGCTTTATATGAACAAGCAAGACAACTACCTAATGTAAATTACATTGGCTATAAACCAAATGAATATATTAAAAAAAATTTAAAAGACTATAGAATGTTTGTATACCCAAGTATCTGGGAAGAGACATCTTGTATTTCATTACTTGAAGCAATGTCAGCGGGTCTATATTGTATTACAACTAATTATGGTGCTATATATGAAACAGGTGCAGAGTTTCCAATGTATGTACCTTATTCAAATAATTACAAAAGTTTAGCTAGAAAGTTTGCTGCAGGTATAGAAGCTTCTGCGGATATGCTTCATGCTCCAGGGCTCCAGGATCATTTAAAGATGCAACAAAATTATGTAAATAGATTTTATGACTGGGGAGTAAAAGGACAAGCATGGACAAGATTTTTGAGAGGAGCACTAAATGCAAAATAATGAACCAATATGGTTTTCTGAAAAAAAGAAAACAACTGCT